TTACTGGCCGTGACGTCTACAATCTGATTCAAACGAGTATTCGTAATTTCTCCAGTCGAATTGCCAATAGGTGCCCAAGACAACTGAATACTACCTCTATGAAACTTTGAAACGGGAATCAAGATCATATACTCCATGTCTCCTCTCCAATAAGTAAATGGCAATCCTACATAGCCAGCGGCGGTGAGTGACGCATCTGTGACGCTACGGGCAACACCCGTAAATGGAGTCACAGGAATCGTACCGATCTCAACGCCAGTTGCCATAGAAGTCGTCCATGTGAAGACATTCGTCAAACTCCAATGCGCAAAGATGGACTCAAAAGCACAAGGATCAGCATGATCAACACCAGCAATACCAGGGTCATAACTCACGGTATTTGCGACACTCAGAGCGGCAATCTCACTGGTGTCATTAGCGTCCATATTAGCCACATTAGAGAAAGGCCTATGCATAACTGGAGTGGGAGTTTGCTCATCGGTTGTGCGTGTAAAACCAAACCAATCCATAGCTGTGGCCAAAGCCGCTGCTCCCGTAGCAATAGGTCCAGCAAATGGCGCAAGCATTGGAACCATAGCCGCCTTGGCTGCCATCCCCGCCACAGAACTAGCAATTTCCGAACCTTTCTTTCCACCCGTCATTTTCTTCACCTTATCATTGATAGCATCTCGCTTGTCGTCAAGAAACTTCTTCCCCTGATTAATTGGCACCACAAGTTCACAGTCCAAAATACGCGCATACGTCTTAATAGTCCCAGTCAACGTCACATCAGAAGTCGCACTGGAAATAGCTTGGAGACAAAACAAATTCAAAGTCCACATCAAATTAGGTCCCGTTGGCAAGGCCGCATAATCGTAAGGCCAAATAAAGGGTAACGTTAACTTACCATTCGTTGCAGAAGAAACATCGAGCCGAATGTTGGGAGTCTGCAAGCACGTCTCGTATGGCTGAATGGCAGCAACCTGAATATTACCCGCTGGAGGGGGAGTGCCGTCAGGGACCGCTGACATAACATACAAACCGTAAGAGCCAGCCGGGCACGCAACCAACAATGTCACCTCAATAGTACCACGAATATACGCAAAATTTGCTGTTTTGTCTGCCACCGCAGTATTAGCCAAAAACAACGCCCAAGGATCCATGGTCTGAACAATTGTAAGGGGCGCGTCTGTACTAGTCATCGTAAAAATATTTATTGCCGCCATACGCTCCATAAAATTACCCAACTCAGTTACTGGCATCTTCTGGGTCGCCATCGTGGGTGTAAACCCATCCACAATTTCTTCGGACTCTTCATGCATAGCTCCAATTTCAAAATCCACTTCCGTCTTAGCCTCGTGGGTAGGCTCCAACTCAGCAACGCTGGGTTTTAATTCAATTCCTTGATTAGTCGACATCTTTTCTAATTCCTTTCCTTGGTTGACATACACTCCCTCAACCGTGGGAACTCCTGGACTACGCCTCAAATCCCAGGTCTGAAACGCACCTCGTTTCATCATCTCTCGACACACATCGTAAGTGTCATATCTAAAGTACCCATTACCAATCAAATTGTACTTTTCAGCGGCTTCAACACACCGCCGTAACATACTATCATGAAACTCTCTACCATGATAAACCGATTCCCTAAGCACATCAGACAACAAAGCGCTACAGTGGTCCTTCTCACTCAAAGTTGAATCTTTCGCCATTACAAGCATCTTTGCTAAAGCCTTAACACTCAAGGGAGTCACATATGAACGCAATTCCTCATCCCACACAAAACCTCGTTTCAAAAAACTAACTTCAGACAATTTGCGCCAAAGAATATTATCACTCTTCTGACCATCAGTATATCGTATACCATGTTCCAGTCCTAACGGGACAATACGATCAGCGTCATAAAAACTACACGACTTTGCCACGGATGCCAGTTTATCGTCTCCATAAATAACAAGCGCAACGTCTCGTCTAAAAGTAAAGGGAATACTCGTAGTCAGAACAACGGCTGGATTGGATAGAAACTCCCGGGCAACACGTTGAATATCACACCGCACACTAGCGGGCAACCCATCAGGGTATTTCATTCGATAATACATCCTACGTTCGTGCAGCGATCCTTCAAACGAATTCAACTCAACCGTCAGATCATTTCCAGACGGGTTCATCCCGCCCATCTGAAAAAAGTCATTTTTAATAATCCACACAGAATTCTTCACGGCATGCACAATACAATACCCTCGTAACTTGTCTAGACCCAACAACCAACTGATGTAGTAGACAATAAAGGAAACATACTCATAGGTCACGCCGTCAAAGGACTTATCCAACTTCTCTATATCTGTCTCTAAAATACGGTCTAAGCTGGGACACACCGCTGCCAAACGCTTAACAATGCCGTTACATTC